TTCTTTCTCTCCCCGAAGGCATCGGAGGGGGCCGACGACTTCGATTGGTGGGCTAATGCCGAACAACCTCACGGCCGCGCAGACGGGCGACCGAGTCAAAGCGCTCGAGGTATTACGCGACACGCTCGCCGCCCAGATTGACACGACCGAAGCCAATGTCCACGCACAACTTGCCGCCCAGTATCGGGCGACGCTCGCAGAGCTTGCCGAGATTGCCGGGACACTGACGAAGCCGAAGGGCAGCCTTGACGAACTCAAGCACCGTCGCGAGGGTCGGCGCACAACGTCCAACGCATCTGCTAACGCCTGACGGCGACTTCGACTTCACAGACGGCGACGTGGCTATCGAGCTTGCCGCATCGCTTGGCCTTCACTTGCTGGACTGGCAGTGTTGGCTTGTCCGCTGGATCTTAGCCGTAGACGAGAACGGTATCCCGGCGTGCAACACGGTCATCCTGGTCGTTCCGAGGCAGTGCGGAAAGGGCGCCATCCTTGAAGCGCTTGAGCTGTTCTGGCTGATCGTTGCCGGCATCCCGACCGTAATTCACACGGCGCACGAAGCGGACACCGCCGCCGGTCACATGGAGCGCATCGAGTCGCTGACCGCTGACCCCGATATTGACCTTCCGAAGCTCCACACGTACAAGGCGAACGGCAAGGAACGCACCAAGAACCTCGACGACAAACTTGTATTACAGTACCGCACCCGCACGAAGGCCACGAAGCGCGGCGCATCGCCGCAACGTGTTGTCTTGGACGAGTCGCAGGAACTGCAAGACGCCCATCTTGCGGCACTTGTTCCAGCTATGGCTGCTCAGTCAATGAGCCCGAACAAGCTCCCGCAGTTGATCTATACCGGCTCCGCGCCGCTGGCACATTCCGAGTACATGCACCGGTTGCTTGACAAGGTGATCCGCACCCGGCCGGCGAAGACGCTGCTGGCGATGTGGGCTTGCGAGCCCGACGACGACCCGGAAGACGTTGACAATTGGTACAAGTCGAATCCGTCGCTTGGCATTCTGATCTCAGAAGAATGGGTGAGGGACACCGAGTTTCTGGTCATGTCCCCCGCAGACTTCGCAGCCGAACGCCTCGGGATAGCAGTCAAGCCGGTTGACAAGAGCGCAGGTCACGGCCTCATTGATCTCGACGTGTGGACCGCACTCGGCCGCGTCAACGTTGAGTATGACCATTCGACGGTGTCGCTTGCGTGCGTCGTCGCCTATGACCGTTCATGGACTTCGATCGTTGCGGTCGGTTTGGCGCCTGATGGTTTTGAGCAGGCGAAGCTAGTCGCCACTCGGCCAGGTACTCAATGGGCCGCCGAGCGTGTCCGTGAGTTGTGCCAGGAACTCGGCGGCAAGCCGGTCGCAATGGTCAAAGACGAACCGCTTATCGACGACATGATCGCTCTCGGCGTGACGGTTGTCCCAGTGTCTGGTGCCGATCAGGCTAAGTCTTCACAGAAGCTCATTGACGCATGTTCCGGCGAAGCTCCAACCCTCCGCCACCGTGGGGAACCGGCGCTAACGAAGGCGCTCGAGCTGGCCGCCACGAAGCCTTACGGCGACGGCAACACCGATTTTAGTAGCCGCGCATCGAACGGTGACATCTCGCCACTCAAAGCACTGACGCTCGCTTACGGCCGGCTTGGTTCTGAACAAGCTCTAGGCGATCCACTCGCAGCCATTCTTGCCTGATTAGGAGGCCAAACATGCCGAGTCTTTCGACTTTCGTGCAACTCGCTGGCGGCTGTGTCTTCGTTGGCGGCTGCTTCATCTTGGCCGCATGGCTCGGCCTTATCGTGGGCGGCGCGCTGCTCATGCTTACCGCTGAGGCAATGGAGCGCACATCGTGACGTTGGGCTCTTCGTTTCAGAAGCGGTCGATCTCGCATCAGGATGTGTTCGGTTCTGGCGGCAATTGGTCCGACGTGTCGGGCGGTTCCGCCACAGTGTCGAAGCAGCTTGCTATTACTTCAACGCTTGCGTGTGTCGATATTAAGGCGGCGTCGATCATGTCGATGCCGCTTCACGAGTACACGCCGTTAGGTGATGGCCGGACGAAGGTCGCGAAGTCTGCGATCCTTGATTCGCCGTCGGAAGTGTTCAGTCCTGAGGAATGGCTTTACGCCTGCTCGGCGTCGCTGTCGTTGTGGGATGAGGCGATTGGCTTTATCACCGCATCTGCTCGTGGCGGCTGGGCAACCAAGCTCGAATGGTTGAACCCTGACGACGTATCGAAAGAGAAGTTTCAGGGCCGCGTCAAGTACGGCTACGCCGGCCAGCTCCACGAGAAATGGCCGCTCGGCCCGATCGTACATATCCGTCGTCGCCCGCTGCCTGGTTCTCTCGGTGGTGGTGCGTCGATCGGTAAGGCGCTCGATCAGTTGGTCACGTTGGGCACGGAGGGCGCTAAGGCGCAGGTTGCTTCATATCTGGCTGGTGGCCTACCGCTCGCCCACCTTGAGTGGGAGGGGCAGCTCGACAGTGAGCAGGCCAAAGCGACAGCGGACCGTTACGAAACGTCTCGTCGTACAAATCCTGGCCGACCGTTCACGACCGGCAAGGGTTGGAAGCTGACACCTATTTCCCGTGGTGACGCAACTTCCGACATGGTTGCGATGCGTGAGCGGATCGCTACAGAGATCGCGGTGGCGCACGGTGTGCCGCCCGAGCTTGTTGGTGGTTCTACCGGCAGTTCAATGACGTACAGCACGCTTGAGGGCGTGACACGTTCGCTTGAGGTGCGGGCGTTGTATCCGGTTTATGTCGCGATGGAGCGGACGTTCTCACGGAACCTGCTGCCCGGTGATCGTTTCTGCAAGTTCAACGCCGACGCAACTGTCCGTACATCACTAGCTGACCGTTACAAGGCGCACGACACAGCTATCCGCGCCGGTATGGCGTCGCCTGATGAACGTCGAGCGCTTGAGGACGAGGCACCAATCCCGAATGGCGCAGGCGACGTGTACTTGTGGCCGCCATACGCAACGACACCGACCCCTTCGGAGGTTCAGCAATGATCGACACACTCACGACCCGCCGCGGGATCATCGAGTCCGGCACGCCAGCGAAGGGCTACGCCTATCGCGCTGAGGGCGTCAAAGTCCAGATGAGGGCCGCAGGTGACGGTGAGTCCACTATCACGGCGTACGCGGCCGTGTGGAACCGTTACAGCCAGAACCTCGGCGGCTTCGTTGAGCAGCTCGACCCCGACGCTTTCACCGAGTCGCTGCGCGACGACGACCAGATCGCAAGCTACAACCACGATTACGGCGCACTGCTCGGTCGTCGTTCGGCTGGCACGCTGATCGTTGAGGCCGACGAGTTCGGGCTCCGCTACGACATCCCGTTTGATGGCGCCGACCCTGACCATGTTCGGGTGAAGCGCAAGATTGAGCGCGGCGATCTTCGCGGCTCTTCGTTCACGATGCGGACATCGCCTGACGGTGAGGATCTCACATACACCGATGAGGGCACGCTTCTCGTCACGGTGAAACGGGCCAGCATTATCGAGGTGGCTCCGGTGGTCTGGCCGGCGTACCTGTCAACCGAGGGCGAGGGTGCTGCTGTTGCTCTCCGGTCGTTGATGGATCGGCACCCTGATGCCGCCGCCGAAGTTCTTGAGCGCATGAACGACCCGGTTGTTCGTGCTGCTCTTCTCGCCACTGCTGCCGACGTACCAATCGTCGAACGCGGTGTGTCGCTTGGCTGGGCGCGTTTGCGTCTCGCTGAGCTGAATGCCTGATTGACGGGACCAAACCCGCGGGCGCAACCCACACCACTTCTAGTTGTCCCGAAAGGACACACCATGAGCGATCTGCTCAAGAATCTCAAGGGTAAGCGCGACGGCCTCGTGGCCGAAATGCGGACCCATCTCGAAGACGCCGAGAAGCGCGACGGAGGCCCCGGCGCCGAAGACGACGCCAAGCTCCGCGCGTACGACACCGATATTGCTTCGCTCGATCAGCGCATGTCTGACATTGCCGCCACGCTCAAGCGTGCCGACGAAGTCGATCCCGACGTACAGCGTGCACTGGATGCCATGACGGCACCGGATACCCGCTCGGATGCTCCGACTGACGCAGTCCTGCTTCGCGACTTCTTGGACGGCAAAACCCGTTCCGTGTCGTTCAAGGGTGGCGCTGTTCAGCGTGACCTGTCGAAGGCCACGGCTGGCGCTGGCGGTGCCACTGTCCCGACGTCGTTCTACGACCAGCTCCAGGCCCACCTGATCGAAGTATCGGGCGTGCTCCAGGCTGGCCCGACGCTTCTTCGTACCAGCTCAGGCGAAGAGATCCAGGTGCCGGCTACGACCGGTCACAGCTCGGCGGCTCTCACCGCTGAGAAGGCTGCGATCTCCGAGTCCGATCCGGCGTTCGCTTCGCGGTCACTGCCGGTCTACAAGTACGCCACGCTCATGCAGGTTTCGACCGAACTGCTTGGCGACACCGGTATCGACCTGACTGGCTACCTTGCCATGCAGGCCGGTCGCGCTGTCGGCAATGCGTGGGGTGCACACCTCACCGCCGGTACAGGTTCGTCCCAGCCGCAAGGTGTCGCCACGGCGGCATCCGCTGGCGTGACCGGATCAGCGACGGTGTTCGTCCCGACGAGCGACAACCTGATCGACCTGTACCACAGCGTCATTTCACCGTATCGCAATTCGGCGTCGTGTGGCTGGCTGCTGGCTGACAGTAATGTTGCTGCCATCCGTAAGATCAAGGACCTCGACAATCAGTACATCTGGCAGCCTGGCCTTGTTGCTGGCGCACCGGACGTTCTGCTCGGCAAGCCGGTCTACGTCGATGTCAGCATGGCGGCTGCTGCCGCCGATGCAAAGACGGTCCTGTTCGGTGACTTCTCGACTTACTTCGCCCGTCAGGTGAACGAGGTTCGTTTCGAGTCGTCCACAGACTTCGCGTTCAACACCGACATGACAACGTTCCGTTGCATCGTGCGCGGTGGCGGCGTGCAGGCCGACACGACGGGCGCCATCAAGGCGTACGTCGCAGGCGCAGCTTCCTGACCTGATTGAACGGGGCGCGGCCAGTGATGGCCGCGCCCCGTTCGTAAGGCCCGTCACACCGAACATCAAGGAGGCGCAATGCCCAAAGTAACAATGACCCGCCAGATCAGCGGCACCCGCAACGGGCAGTCGTGGCCGAATCCTGGCGACTCGATCGACCTGCCCGCCGCCGAAGCCGAAGGCCTCGTGTCTCTCGGTATGGCAACACGCAACGACGAGGCACCGACGCCACGTCCAGAGACGCGCACTGCCGAGCCGACCCGCTCCGCTGTGCACCCGCCACGCAAGCCCACAAAGCCCGCCACGGCTCGCAAGTAACGGAAAGGGGGCGTCATGGCGTATTGCACTGCAACCGAAGTCATCGAACGGATGGGCGAAGCGACAGTCGGCGCGGCGCTCCTCGGCCGCGTTACTGACGCAATCGAAGCGGCAACCGTCGCTATCGACAACGACACTGGCCGGACGTTCTCGCCCGTAACGGCAACCAAGATATTTGGTGTTGGTGGCTACAGCCTTGAGGTGCCCGACCTCATCAGTGTCACGACGTTGAAACTTGACGACGACGACGACGGCACGTTTGAGACAACGATTACAGCCAGCGAGTATGAACTTGACGGCTTCCGCCAGACCGCAGACGGTTGGCCGTACGACACGCTCCGAATGCTTGACCGAGAGTTTCCGCACGGTGGCCGTCGTCGCCGTCGCATTGAGATCGTCGGATCTTGGGGCTTCGCTGCAGTGCCTTCACCGATCAATCAGGCATGTTCGCTGCTCGCTGCACAGTTGGCGCAGCGTGCAACGTCGGCACTGTTCGGCGTCCAGTCGTTCGGTGATCTTGGGGCGCAAGGCATCCGCACCACCGACCCGCAATATATGAAGCTGATCGGCACGTACTCGAAGCCGGGCTTTGCATGACGACGCCGGCGGAACATATCGCCACCGCGATCGCTGCAGCGTGCGACGTCGAGTATGCGCTCCCGTATCGCCCGCCGAGTATTGCGGCGAAGATGGCTTTTGTTGCACCGTCTGAGACGTGGAAAGAGATCGGTGAACGTCTCGACGGTCACACGATCGGCCTCGACGCCTTCATTCTTGCGAGCACCGTCGACATGTTGACATCTCAGGCATGGCTTGACGCTCAAACCACGATCCTCATCAACGCCGCACCGATCGACGTCGACACCGACGAAGTGGTCGTTTCCAGCGTCGATGCCCCGGTTATCTACTCGTCTACTGACGGTTCCACGTTCCTCGGTTGCCGCATTTCTTACACCAGGCATTCGACCGTATGAAAGGCACACCAATGAGCAAGTCCCCCATCTACGAGGCACAGGTCGACCTTCAGTGGTGCGGCCAATCGTTCGCTGCAGGCGACGAGGTGACCGGCGACGCGCTGGTTGCTCTGTTGCCATACGGCGACCGTTACGTCGCACCACCAGTCGCACCACCAGTCGCAACACCAACCCCGAAGGCCTCAGGCCCGACCACAGAGAAGGAGGCCTGACATGGCCGGATACAGGATCATTACCCCGAAAATCTCAATCAACGGGACCGACGTTAAAGCGATGTCGAAGACCGTCAGCGTCGTTCCTGGAGACGACCTGAACTTCGTCGAGAAGGAATGGACCTGCTCGATTGACGTGGAACTCGCTTACGGTTCCGGTCTGTCGTATGACGTGATCTCGGCGCTTCGCGACACAGTGGTCGAGATCATCGTCGCCCCGAAAAACGCAGTGGTTGGAACGGACAATCCACACCTGACATTCGACGCTCGCATTCCGGCGATCCCGTTTATGATGGGCGCCGAAACCGGTCAGCGTCAGACGTTCACCCTGGATCTCGTTTCCGAGGGTGAGCCCGTCAAAACTACGTCGTGACCAAGCCATCGATCGAGGTGGAGGGCGCGCGCCAGTTGAAGCGTGCCCTCCGCCAGATCGAAGGCGGCACGAGCGACCTGAAAGAGATCCACGCGAAGGCCGCGAAGATCGTGGAGGACGCAGCGGTCCTGCTGGTTCCTCGCCGTACTGGACGCCTTGCGGCTTCGGTCCGTTCGTCCGGTGTCGCATCGGGCGGCGTCGTTCGTGCCGGCTTCGCAAAAGTCCCTTACGCGGGCCCGATCCACTTTGGCTGGCCGAAGCGGAACATCTTCCCGCAGCCGTTCCTATATGACGCGCTCGACCAGCGTCGTGGCGAAGTGATCGGCGTCTACGAGGACAACGTCAAAAAGCTAATCAAGAAACACGGCCTCGATTGAGGCCCCGACATTGGGGGAAGCAATGAAACTGCAACTCAACATCACTAAGACGGACGGCACCGAGCAACTGGTGCCAGTCCGGCCGCGTACACAGGTCGCCTATGAGCGGCACTTCAAGGTGCAACTGAACAGCGACATCGGGATGGAACAGCTCTATTGGCTGGCCTGGCATTCGGCCGGTGTCGTCTCCAAGTTCGACAACTGGCTGGACGACGTCGACGGCGTCGCCGCCGTTGTTGACGACGACGGCGAAGGTGACGACCCTTTAGCCGTGAGTCGGTCCTCTGGAACATCGTTGCCGTCGCCATCGAGTCAGGCGCCGGAATCCCCTACGACCATCTGATGGATGACGGCGACCTGTTCACGGTCGCAGCCGAGTACCTGAACTGGCGTTCAGAGCAGCAGTCCCGCAAGTAATCCGAGCATGACGAAAGTGGGGCGACCGTGGCAGCCAAGTCGGTGATAAACGTAAAGATTTTAGGCGACAACAAGGGGCTGAAGGCCAGCCTCGATGACTCGTCGAACAAGATCGGCAACTTCGTCAAGACGGCCGGGAAGTCTGTTGCCGCGATCGGTATCGCGTTAGGCGTCGCCGCCGTCAAGGGCATCGCCGCGTTCGCTGACTTTGAGAAGTCGATGAACGAAGTGTTCACGCTCCTGCCGGGGATCTCGGCCGAAGCGATGGACGACATGTCTGGGCAGGTGAAGGACTTCTCCAAGAAGTTCGGCGTGCTCCCGGAGGAGACAATCCCGGCGCTGTACCAAGCCTTGTCGGCTGGCGTGCCCGAGGGCAACGTCTTCGACTTCCTTGAGGTGGCGCAGAAGGCGGCGAAGGGCGGCGTTACTGATCTGACGACAGCCGTCGACGGGATCTCGTCGGTCGTGAATGCTTACGGCGCCGAAATCATTTCAGCGGCCGAAGCGTCGGACCTGATGTTTACGACGGTGCGTCTCGGCAAGACGACGTTCGAGGAGATCAGCGCAAGCATCTCGAACATCACGCCGATCTCGTCGGCTCTCGGTGTCGGCTTCGACGAGGTGTCTGCGGCCCTCGCGGTACTCACGTCGAAGGGTGTCCCGACAGCGGGCGCGACAACCCAGATCAAGGGTGCGCTAGCTGAGCTCGGCAAGGAGGGGACGATTGCCGACAAGGCGTTCCGTAAGATGACGGGCGGCGGTTTCCAAGACTTCATCGACCAGGGCGGCACGATGGGCGGCGCCTTCCAGCTCATCGCTGATGGGGCTGAGGCGTCAGACAAGTCGGTGCTCGATATGTTCGGCTCGGTCGAGGCCGGGCAGGCAGTCTTGGCGCTCACCGCTAACGGCGGCGAAGCGTTCACCGATGTCATGGGCGAGATGGCCAAGTCGGCCGGCGCGACACAGACCGCATACGAGACGATGCAGCGCGGCCTTTCCGTTCTGTTCGACAAGATCAAAGCAAACTTCGCTGTCATAATGATTAATATCGGTGAGAAGATGGCACCGATCATTCAACATGTTTTCGACGCAATCAATGTTGCGATGGTCAAGCTCGGCCCAACCGTGAAGTTTTTGACGAAGTGGATGTCGGTCAATCTGCCGATGGCGATCCAGGAACTTCGCGCACAGTTCCTTCGGTTCTTTACTCCGGTCCAAAAAGCTGCTGCCGTAATCATCAAGTTCTTTGTTGACAACTGGCCGAAAGCTCAGGCTGCGATCTCGAAGGTCTTCGATTGGATTCGCGACAATAAGGATTCGGTTATCGCAGCGCTCGCTGTGGTTGGCGCAGCAATATTCCTTTTCCTTGTCGTACCGTTATTGAAGGCTGCCGCTTCGGCTGTAATCGCTGCCGCCCCGTTCATCCTGTTCGTTCTTGCCATCGCTGCTATTGCTGGTGCGCTTGTCTGGGCATACCAGAACATTGAGCCGTTCCGTAACGCCGTTGACGCCGTCGTACGGTTCTTACGCGACGTTGTCTGGCCCATAATTAAAGACGTAGCCGCTGGCATCGTGCAGGCGTTCAAGGATGTTGTTGCGTGGTTCCAGGAGAAGTGGCCTGCTATCAAACAGATCGTTGCAGACGTGTTCAACTGGATTGTTGACAACGTAGTCCCCGTCATCATCACGGTTGTTGAAGCGATAATTGAGGCGTTTCGCACTACCGTTGCCTGGTTCCAGGAGAACTGGCCTGCTATCAAACAGATCGTTGCAGACGTGTTCAACTGGATCAACGAGAACGTAACCCCCGTCATAGTCGCATTCATTGAGGCACTGATAGCGTTCTTCGAGTTCGGTCTTACGGCCGTCGTCGTCGTGATAACCATCTTTGTCGCTGCCGCGATACTACTGTGGAAGACGTTCGGTGAGAGCCTTATAAGTTTTGCGGAAGACGCATGGAAGGGCATCAAGAAGCTCGTTGAGGCTGCACTCAAGATAATCACCGGCATCCTTAACGTGTTCACTTCAATATTTACCGGCGACTGGTCGAAGTTCTGGGACGGCATAAAGCTAATCCTGTCCGGCGCCTGGGATGGCATCAAAGCAATCGTCGGCCTCGCTATTGATGCGATAAAGCTTGTCATCAAAATCGCGCTTGACTTGATCCAATTGGTGTGGGAGACGGTCTGGGGCGCCGTTTCAGCTTTCGCTGACGACGTATGGGAAGGCATCAAGGGCTACGTTTCGGCAGGCATTGACGCTGTCGTTGGTTTCGTCGCATCGCTACCAGGACGGATCACATCGGCGGTCACAGGCGCATTTGATGGACTGACCAGCGCGTTCGCTACGGCCATCAACTGGATCATCGACAAGTGGAACGGGATTAGTTTCACGCTGCCGACGTTCAGCTTTGACGTACCGCTCGACGGTCGTGGACCGTACACGTTCGGCGGTCAAACATTCAGTACCCCTAACCTTCCACGCCTCCACACGGGCGGCGTTGTTCCACGCCTCCACACGGGCGGCGTTGTTCCTGGCCTCCCTGGCACTGACCAGTTGACGATGTTGCAGGCCGGTGAGCGTGTCACGTCTGCGGCCGGAGCGAAGTCTGGCTCTGAGCCTGACTGGACGTTGATCGCCCGGATGATGGCGAAGGAATATGCGCACACGTTGCAGCAGGAAAGGCGGGCGGCATGACCATTTTGACGTTGACCGAGACGGCCATATCGCCGCTGTCTGACCCGACTGACGTTCTACTTTTGCCGCAATCGTCAGAGATGTTCACGCACTCGGGGCAGGCGTCGGTCAGGGTTTACGCGGGCGGTGTCCGCCGGATCATCTCGACACCTGGCGACGCCGAAGTTGTCACGTTGAGTTTTGCCCGTCTCGATCGCGCCGAATATGACGTGTTGTTGTCGCTGCTGAATGTCCCGATCCTGTTTCGTGACCAGCGTGGCCGCAACACGTCAGGCGTGTTCTTCAACCTTTCGGGCGAAGAGCAACGTCTACACCCTGGCCGTGTTATGAACGTCGCCCTAACTGTCGAGAACATCACAGCCTCCGAGGTGGTCTGATGGCTGCGACAGTTCTGTCGTTCCTGTCCTTGACGCCAAGCCAGCGCGAAGATCTGATCGGGTCGTCACGTCTGTTTGTTGGCGCAGGCCTTGAGCTGCTTGATTCTGACGAGAACCTGATCGAAGACATTTCAACCGACCTGATCGCCAACAACTCGAGCGTCAGTCGCAACACGTTGCAGACGCTCCACAGTTCGTGTCGGTTGCGGATCAGCCGACAGTTGCTGTGGGGCTCGCAACGTTTGCGGCCGTTCATGCTTCTTTCTTCGGATAATGTCGTCTGGTATCGTCAGGATCTCGGCGTCTTTTTGAGTTCAACGCCCCGTCAGGAGCTGGGCGAAGTTCCGGCCGTGTGGGAGGTCTTCGGTTTTGACAAGCTCGACATTTTGAACCAGCCGCACGGCGTCGGTTTCAGTGTTGCCGCAGGTGATCCTATTATCGCTGCCGTTGAGGCTTTGATTGCTGGCACGGGTGAAACGAAGTACATCATCAACCAGGCTTCGGCTGCGTTGACGGCACCAGCGGACAAGGTGTTTCCGCTGTCGACGAACGTGACGACGTTGTTTCTGATTGACGAACTGTTGTCGAGTATTGGTTATAGGACGTTGGCGACTGACAGGGACGGTACGTTTAGGTCGTCGCCGATCGTGTCGCCGGCGGATCTGCCGATCACTTGGACGTTGGATGCCGATAGTTCTTCGACGAGTGTGTCTAATTTGCGGTCGTCGATCTCCGACTATTACGGTGCCAGTAACAGGGTTGTTGGCATCAATGACGACATCGCTAACGACATTCCGGTTGATGGCGCGGGTATTGCGGAACTGACGAACCTGTACGACGGTGAAACGTCGGTTGCTGAGCGTGGCGGTCGGACGATCACGAAGATTATTCGCGGGACTTATCAGAGCCAGGCGGCTCTTGTTGCTGCGGTGCAGGCCGCTCTTGACGTTGAGAAACGTGTCGGGCGGTTCGTTGAATTGATGTCTTCACCTAATCCGGTGCACGGCCATTATGACGTGATTCAGTATCTTGACTCAGCGGTTCCGGTTAACGCCCGATATGTGCTTACTGACTGGTCGTTGCCGCTTGACGGTCAAGACATGACTTTAAATATGAGGGCGGTCTGATGTTGGGTCAGGAGATCACGTGGGGGAAGGTGACCAGCGTGTCTCCGGTTGAGGTTCGTTTCGCCGGTGATTCGGTGTCGCTGCCTGTCGGTTTCAAGCCTGATGGCATGTCGTTGTCGACGGCCGACATGGTGGTGTTGGCGAAGGTCGGCAAGCCCGATGCCTGGGTGATTCTCGCAAAGTACGTGGCG